TCGTCCTCCGCTGCCGTGACATCGGAAGTCACATCCTCGAACGTGGTGTAGGTCAAATCTTCGTAGATCAGAACTTCTTCAACCGAGTTAATTGGGTAAACGCCCAGGTCCAATTCGGTGTCGCTATTGCCGTTGAACTTCTTCGCTGTGTAATCCTTAGCCAGCATCGCCCAGCCACAGTAGTTGCTGATCACCCCATCGATGAACAGAATCAACGCCGAGATGGTGCTGGTCTGTCCCGTGGTGAGTACATCCTGGTTCAGGAAGGTCTTCACATTTTCTACCGTGGTAAAGCTCATGGATTATTTCCTTTTGCCTTTGGGCTGCTTGGCTTCCGGAGTCTCAATCTCAAGGGCATCTTCTTTGGTCTCGGGCTCGAAATCCTTTTCCTTCTCGAAAGAGTCTTTGCTGGTCATGGGATCAGATTTGAAGATGCTCGCAGGATCTTCATACTGAGCCAGGATCTCCTGCATGTACTTTTCAGCCGCTGCAGCGAGCCTTGCGGTCTTCTCCTTGGTGTAAGCCTCAACGTCCTCGATCACTTCGAGCTTCTCGGGGAAGTCAGCCAGCATCTGCGCTTTGTGCTCCTCAGAGATGTCCAAGCCAATGGTGTCACCTCCAGGCCAAATCTCGAAAGACGGCTCCCTGTAGGTTTGTTTAGCTGCGAGTTCCATAAATCTCCTATATCCCTATGAGAAAGGGCGGGGGAGCTAAGGCCCCCGCCCTATTCACATCTGAATAGATTTTAGTAGTTGATGCCTACCGCGCAGGTCGGGGAGGTAGCGGACAGGACTTTCTGGAAGTCGAGGCGCTGCGAACCGATCAGGCTCAGGGTCTGGTTGTACGGGTTGCGGAAGGTCTCCAGGCTGAACTCTTTGCGATCACCCCACATGTAGGCGTTTTTGTTGACCAGCACGCAGGTGGTCTTGGTGTTGTTGCCTGCGGTGGTGTAGTCGTGCTGACCGGAAGCGTTCAGGCCCCCGAGTGCATCCGACAGGTCAGCGGTGGAAGCTGCGTTAGCCAGCGGGACCAGTTCGGAGACAATGATCGGGATGTTGTCGAAGCGGCCCATTTCACCTTTCAGGAGGGTAGCACCCGCGCCGTAGGAGTAGAGCATCTGGAATGCCCCGCTGTTCCAGGCGGTCGCCAGCATCTTGTTGTAGTCAGCCATGCTCACTATGATTGCGAGGTCAGACGGGGTTTTGCCATACTTGCCCATCGCGGTACGGAGGGAACGCAGGTTATCCGCTGTGAACCCGCCAGAGGCGAACGAAACAGCGGCGTTACCTGCGGCTGCGTTGGTGGCGTCGGCACGGATACCTGCGACCAGCTTACGGCAGTCAGTGGCGCCGTAAGCACCGTTGGCAAGCAGATCGCCGTTGATATCGCCGTTCAGGGACATGGTTTCCTGCGCGAGCGCGAAGCCGTCGATGAGCTGCTTGCGGATGAACGGAAGCACGGCGACGATGGAGTCCTGCTCGAACTCGTCGGTGAACTCAATGTTGCTCATGATCTTCTGTGCGTCGAAGGTGATCTTTGCGGTTTTCGCTTTGACCTTGGTGGGCTCACCAGACTCCGCAACACCCTGGGCGATGGTACGGCCCGGCGAGAACGGCAGCACGTAGTTCGGAGAAGGCATATTCATGCGCCCGAACAAGTCGGCAATTTCCAGCTTCAGGAAGATCTCTTCCTGCAGGGTGCTGGAGAAGGCGGTGGGAATAAACTCAGCGCCGTTGGTAGCAGCCCCGGTGGTCATGGGATCTGCGGTGAAGCCAGCAGCTTTAAGCGCATCACGATACTCCGGGGTGGCGACAAGCCTACCGTAGGCATCGGTGAGGTGGCCCGACTTGGTACGCATAAGGGTGGACGCGATCAGAAGCTCATCCATCTTGCGCTCTACCGCTACGTCCTTCTCCTTGACTACGTGCTGGTCAACAGCGAACTGGTGACGCTTCTCGGACACCTGAGCCTGGAGAGCGGTCAGCTTATCGCTAAGCTCTTTGACTTCTGCGGCCTGGCCTGCGTTGACTTTATCAGCCAGAGATTTGGTGATGTTGGCGACTTCGCCCTGGAGCTGCTCAAGAATTTCTTTACTCATGTGTTTGAATCTCCTGTGTGGTTTTGTGCTCTTAGTCGAGCGCCTTTTTGATTTCTGCGAGCTGCTCAAGCAGTCCTTTGATGGTAGTCACGTCTTCCTCGCTGAGTTCATCTTCAGCAGGTGCCTCTTTTTCCTCGGTCTCTTCAGCGGGAGCTTCTTTTTCCTCTTCAGTAGCTTCCGCAGGTTCCTCCACAGGAACCTCTTTGAGTTGGTCCTGAAGCTTGGCTATTTCTTCCTGAAGGGCCTTCATTGCATCGGTGAATTCGGCGGTTGCTCTGGAGACAATCTCACCGATGTATGCTTTGGCATCGACCTCGATTTCCTCCTCAAGCTTTGCGCCCATCCCGAGGGCCTCCAGGCGTTTGACCTCTGCCTCGGGCAGGGTGTCTCTGAGTGTAGAAACGAATTTCATTGCTACTCCTTTTTGTTCTTGAATTTCATTTTCAATGGTGGGACAAATTTTTCCTGTTAGTTCACCTGCGTAAAAACCTCCATCGTCGGGGAGGGATTTGATGATTTGGAAGGATGCGTCGGAGCAACAGGGGATTCCAACGGCGGATACCTCCAAAAGGAGGCACTTAGTGATGAAGTAAACCTGGCGATCCCCAACCTTCTTGAATTCACCCGCCATCGTGCGAAAGCCAACAGAGAAGTAGGAGATCAACCCAGACTTGATCCGGTAGAAGTCTTCGTCCTCCATCGCGCCCTTATGGATTTCGGCTTCGATGTAAAGACCGTCCTTCTTCTTGACTACGGAGATACCTCGACCAATAGTGCAGTGCCTATCGTGCTGCCAGAGGATCTGAGGGTTTTTCTTCCAGACAGACACGTCTATCCCTGAGGGGACGATCACGTCGCCGGAGAGGTCTACCATCGGGGCACCTTCTTCTACAGCCCCTGCAAAGTTTGCGTAGCCAGCAATTTTGATTACTTCGGAATCTCCAGTGTCTACGGAATTGGGATCGTGAGGAGGGGATGTCGATGCTTTGACCTCAAATTTGGTCAAGAGGTTGAACGTTTTATTTTCCATAATTCTCCTTATGCTTCATTATGGGTATTGGGTCGATTTCATACGATAATTCTCAACAATGTTAAATTTTTATTCACACGTGAATACTTTAAGCCGTAGGTTTAGCCTTTGGCTTCTCTCCGTTCACCGGTTTCGTCCCTCCAGGTTTTGCTCCAGGCTTCTTGTCGTTGGAGCCTGCGCCTTGATTTCCTACGTCTCCAACCGGCATCAGGGCGTTCCCGAATTGGCTGTTGTTGACCATGAGGACATCTGCGGTGGGGTCTTTGCTTAACGGGAGTCCGATGACTGCACGAGCTTCGTTGGCGGTCATGATGGAGCTACCAACCAGAGTCTGAAGGTATTTGCTTAATGATTCCCTGTCATCCTGCAAAGCTACGACATCTTTCAAATTAAATTCAAAGACGAACGTGCCCTGTCCGAACATCTCAATCTGGAGCCCGCGATTCAGGCCGCTTTCGATCCTTCTCAATCTAGGTATAATGCACTGGCGCCAGAAGGCGACCACAGCGTCCTTGCCTTCTTTGGCGCCGGTACCTTCCTGGCTACCTAGAATGGACTCAGGCACTTTAAAGATTGCCAGAATATCTTCTCGGGACATCTTCTTGAGCCCAGGGAAATCTAAATCCTTGATGGGGGAGGTGATCGGCTTGTACTTCAACCCGCCCTGAAGAATCCCTACCTTATGCGCATTCGATACTCCTTGGTGAATCCCGCTCCATTCTTTCCTGAGCTTCTTCAGGAGAGTCTCACCGAGAACCTGCTCGGTCTCAAGGACCCCGACTGGAATCGCGCCATTGATAAAGTACTGATTGGCAAACGCGATGCGGTTTTTCTCAAAAGTGATCACGTCTACTGCGGTCGCCAGAGGAGGCATCCCGTAGTACGGATCGTCCACGTCGTTGTACTTGATGTGGATTACAGACTCAGGCGGGAAATCCATCGACTGCCCGTTGATGTAGTAGCGGTAGCCTTTGACCTTGATGGTAGGGTCGGGGAGGATCGCGACATACTTCGGATTGAGGATGTAAAGCTCGACCCCGTTTGGCCCAGGCTCCTTCAGGATGTAGACGTTCCCGCAAGTATCCAAGCCCTGCTCAAGTTCTTCGAGGAACTCGAACGATCCTTGATAGGGATTGGGGTTCGAGAATACCTTGTAGAAGGGGTGGTCCATCGCCTCGGTTCGTTGACCCCCTTTAAGCTGGTAGACCTTGACGTTCAACCCGGCGATAGCATCGGAGATCGCAGAGATGACGGAGTAGACAACAGGGTACGACCTGACTGCCGTAATCGGGTTGTCGAAGATGGAAGGCGGAAGTCCTGAAGCGTACTTCGTTTGGCCGATGCCGGTGTACGTGATTTTATCTGCGGGGTTTTCCTTGCCTGAATAATCAATCGGCGGGCGAGGAGGGGTTGAATATACAGCTAGGCTAGGCTGCGATGCAGCTTTCTCTTTGAAGAACCATCCCATTTGGTGTCCTTTTGGGTTTAAACGGCGTCACTCATCCGGAACCAGCCCTGGGAGTACAGCATCTCGTCGAATTCATCTTCAGAGGCGTCCCGTTGAGTCCCGGTCTCGGTTGTAATGATCGTTGCATCAACCCTAGTATTTTTGATGAATGAAAAGAGGCCATAACGAAAGGCGTCGAAGAGGTCCCAGTCAGTTTTGTTGCCACCTCCAACAGGACCTTCCTTGTCCGGGATGAAAGGCTTGATTCCCTGAGCCGACTGCTCTTTGGTCTGCTCATCTTCTTTGCCAGTCTTCCAGATGACCGAGGAAAGCTGCCGGATTAGTTCGGGGCACTCAGTGCTTACTAAGAGCCTTGGTTTCCCTGTGATCTCGCTGGTCTGGAAGAAAAGCGTGTTGAGATTATTGATGGTTTCCCTTAATACTTTCGCAGCCTTGTTGAAGTAGAGGTCATACTCCGTGAAGTCCGCCAACTGTTGACTGGCGGCTGGGTCGGCAAACCGGATGTCAACCTGGAGATCATTCTCGGCCTCGAACTCGTTGATGTAGCGTGCGTGCTCGGAAGTCAAGGTCTTATTCTTGGCATACTCAGCGAAGGCGAAGTAGGTGTCCAGTTCCTCTACGTACATGACCCAGACCGACGCAAAATAGTGCGAGTATCCTGAGTCGATCATGTTGATGATGACGTTCCCGGAATGGAGCCACTCGTAGAGGAATGGGTACTCCTCTGGTTTATACGTGTTCCTCTCTTTGGTGAACTCGCGGCAAACCAACCCGGCATTGGAGGTGAAGAGACCAAGGACCTCTTGTTCGTAAAGGTCCCTGGGAAGCTCCTTTTCCATCTGCGCGAGTTCTTCCTTTGGAATTGTTGGGTTGGTATGTGTAGGGAGATTGATCGACCAGTGTTTGGGGAAGTCCGGGTTAGCGCCCTTGAGGTAGGCAGATTCAAACCAACCTGCCCTCGGAGATGAAATCAGCACCGACCTACTGAACGGCGCGTAATCAAACAACATGGGCTTGAGGACCTGGGAGTGCATTTTCTCTGAAAAGAGGACAGCTTCATCAATGATCAACAAACTTACGGCCTTACCAAGTCGGGTCTGGACGTTGTCGTTTGATGCGACCCTAAGTTCCGACCCATTCTTCAGGATCAACTCCATCGCCTGCTGTCTATCAGCTACAATCTCGTCCTGGCCCAACAGCGCCACCAAGAGCTTACGCACGTAGTCATAAATGACCTCGCAGTTGGAAAGGGCGTAGGAAACAATCAAGACGCGGGCATTAGGCACCAACATCTCCTGCGCCCCGAAGAGACTGGCAACCACGCTCTTGCCCCATCTCCGGCCCGCCGCAACCACAAGGGTTCTATAGGCGTACTCAAAATCCAGAGTTATGCCATTTTCTGCTGCCATCTGAAGGACCGCCTCCGAAGGAGGGACCCGCTCTTCGTAGGCGTCTATAACTTGCCACTGGCCCTCATGCGGGAACAACTCTATGCCCGAATTTGCCAATATCTCGACAAATGCAGGGACGCTGAGGCGTCCCTTAAACTTCATGTATTCGACTACTTCAGGCTTCTTTCTGGTGAGCTTTCTACCTTTTGTTCTGGCATCCATTACGCAGCCTCCTGATTGTCAAACACCGGGAGGCCTACAATCCTGCGGTACTCCAAATATTCCTCGTGGCTCTTCTTGCCCTTACTCACGTTACAAAAAGGGCAGAGCAACTGGCGATTGGAGGGCCAATGGGTACATCCCTCAACTACAACAGGGATGATGTGGTCCACATGAAAATCGCCAAGTTTTTCCTGACAATAGGTACAGCGTCCTCCCTGCTTAGCATACAAAGCATCAACGTCTTTGTCGGTGCAGACACCTGGGATCTCAGCCTTCCTCTGCCTGCGCTTCTTTTCGTGCTTATACTTACGTACTCCATTCTCTATCCGCCAGTTTTTATCATTCTCTTTTTTTCTTTCTGCATTAGCATCCCTCCACTTCTTATCCGCTTGCTTCTTCTGCTCTGGGTGGGCTGCATGGTACTCTTTAGATTTACGTCTAATCTCGTCACCGTTTTCTGCGTAGTACTCGCTCCTATCCTCTTTGATCTTCTCTTGATTATCTGCTCTCCACCCTTTTGAGTAGGTCCTGTTGTAATCACTCTGGCACGGCTTGCACCAATTCTGGTTCTTAACGAAATCTACTTCTGTTGACATACAACCACACGTTCTGCATTTTCTTATTTTCTCAATCATCAATTAAACCCCATCTTCGATAAAAAAATCGTCACTAGGGCGCCCAACACAGTAGTCAGAATCAAGGTGATGAGCCAATTCAGCTTCGACTCCACCTTGCCTATGTCCTCCTTCAAGCTCGTCTTCATCAAAGCCAGAGTTCCTTCTTCCGGCTGTGAGCACCTTGATTCGTGCTCCTCCAATTTCTCTACTCGATCTACGAGTTGCTCAATTTTGTAATTAAGGATTTCTTCGCTCATAGATAAGGCCTCCAATCAGGAAAATAGCTGCGGTTACGGAGAGAACGCTACCTGCGATGATCGGAGGCTTGCGGGTCAAGTAGTCAAAGCTGAGGACGACGAAGGCGAGGACTGCGGCTGATTCACTGAGTAGGGTACCTAGCGGCCAGTTCACGTATTTGCTTCTAAAAGCCAAACTGCAGGCGCCCAGCGACGAAAACACGCCGAGCCAGAAGGATATATCCAGCACCATGTTGAAGGGACCCAAGCAGAAATCATTCGTAGCCGCCAGATCAACTGAGGCGAAACTGAGGAGTGAAAACTGAAAAAGCACCGCTGCCATGTACAGCCTGAAAATAACTCCAGGCCTGTTGCCGAATATCTTGGCTAAAAAAGCATTCATTTAAGGACCCCATAAAAGATATTGAATTTTGTTCTCAATACCTTATTGGGGTGGTAGGCTATCTAAATTCTCATTTAGACAGTTTATTTAGGAAGCTCCAAGGTCCTGGGTTGGTGGGTCAGTTCAACCATCTTCTCCAGGATCTGAACGTACTTCGACTCCTTCTTCTCCTCATCCTCGACCGTCTCTTTCCGGATCGCGTTGATGATGTCTACCGTGTCGGCTTTAGATAGGCGGGCGTAGTCGTCAGTTTTTTCCGCTTCGTCAATTCTGGCGTTCAGGATTTTGGTCAGGATCTGCAGGCGGGTGGCCTTCATGAGATTTGCTGATTCGAGGACTAACTGGTTTACGTAGTCACGGAACTCCTGGCTTTCCTGCCACTTCTTGATGGCTCCGAGCGGAACCTTTGTTTCTCGACTGATCTGAGCTTTAGATAGCCCAGACAAAGCCAGTAGTTGAGCAACTTTATGCTTCTCGATACTCCACAAGACATTTGGTACTGCTGAGGTTGAAAGCGGTGTTTCAAAATCCGCTAATTCGAAAGCGTCGGTGTCCTTTGGTACGATTGATTTGGTGCCAAGTATTTTATCTTCTTCCATTATTCCTCCAGGTAGTAGGTCTTGTACTGGTCGATAATTCCGCTCAACCTGCGGTACACAGTTTTGGTATTTCGGTTTACCTCAGCAGCTATTTCCTTGACCGAGTAGTTCTCCAGAAACAGTTCAAAAATTTCAGCATCTACTTCGGTTAGCCTCGCGATAAAAGTCTGCAGATCCAATTGAGCATCCAAGTCCTCGTAAGGATGGGCAATTCCATAGCCAGTGACTGCCACCCAGTTTCTCAGCCGGTCAATGTGCTCAGGCTCAACCTTTTTGAATTTCAATTTCTTTAACTCCTCATTGATGTAGGTGCCCTCCCCCTCCATGCGCCACAGGTTGCTGTTGTCCTTCCTTACTTGCTCCGGTTTGATCTCAATCCAATCTCCCATTCGTTCTCCCATTCACATCTGAATTGTTGAGGGTACACTCCCTCATTAAAAATTGTATCACACTTTCGTCATTTGTCAAGTGAATTTTTATTCAGATATGAATTATTTTCTTGACACCGAGCCCGACCTGACGTAACATCCTCGTCAAAAGGTGAAAAGGGGCTTTAGCGGGGCCTTTCGTTTTACCCAATCAATTCATATCCGAATAGGAGATTTTCTAAAATGCCTCTGTACGAGTACAAATGCAGCAAATGTGAAAAATCAAGGGAGGTCCGGGAGGCCTTCAACTCACCGGGAATTCAGCTTTGTGAATGTGGTCATCCGATGCACCGAACCGTAGCTTCGCCTTCATTTGTCTTGAAGGGCTCTGGGTGGGCTAAGGATTTGTACGGAGGTGGGAGATGATCGCCAGATGCAAATCCACATGTTGTCCCTACGACCCTTTCAAGGAGAATCAGACCTGCTGCTACTTCTGTAGGTCGCAATCTGAGTGCGTTGCAGAGACTCCCGACGTTACCTGTATTAGGAATCCGAAAAGATGCTTCCAACTTGTTACTTACGAAGGTCAGGAGTAGGATCAACTCAGGAGACCGAAAATGACCTGCGCCTGGTGTCACTCAGAATTCAGCCACAAGGGGATCTACTCCAAGAAGTACGGCCTGCACTTTTGCTGCCGGTCGCACTTCGCCTCGTGGAAGTTTTTCAGGGAGAATTATTCGACCCCGATATTCAAGTGGCCTTGGAAGTAGGTAGAATCATTTCGAAATCCAGTTCAATAATTGCAAGACTATTGCAGGAGGGCGTTTCCCAGTGCAGACCCAAGCCATTTCCACGGACCCAGCATCGTTACTCAGGCTTCTCCAGGCCCAAGCCGAGGTCCATGCCGCGACATTAAAAATTCTCCAAGCGGCCATCGAAGCGCTTAGCCCAAATCGACCAGAGCCTCTCCTGATCGGCCTCAAACAAGCCTCAATCAAAATCAACAAGTCCGACAGATGGCTGAAGGGAAAGCTGGAACTTGGCGAACTTACAGGCTGGAAGACTGGGCCTAAAGGTAGGTGGCAGATCGACCCCTCAATCCTCCTCGACGAAATCAAGGCGCTCCACCAAGTTTCCAAACAAGATCCTCAGCCCAAAAAAAGACGAAAAAGAATGTTGACTTGAATTTCAAAATGCCCTATCTTGCGGTCCACCTGACGCGAGACAGGGCATTTTCTTTAGCAGCATTCCGGATTCAAAAATTGACAGACTATTGCTAAGGAAAATAAAATCTCGTAAGTAGTTGAAATTGGGGTGTCGCCAAGCGGTAAGGCAACGGACTCTGACTCACAAGTGAATTATTTGCATGCACCTATTTGTACAATAGAATCAGCTAGTTATAACTAGGCTCTCCTTAACCAAGAGGGCCTTTGCTATATCAACTAAAAAGCCTCAAATCTCACAACTACCTAATCCATAAAGACTTCCTTAAATCACATCCAGCATTTAAAATCACGTCTGAATTTATAACTACCTAATACATAAAATAAAATTACCAAATCCCACCACTTAGCCCTAATCGGGAAGAGTCAGGAAATTTCAATTATTGCTCAAATATTGCAGCGAAGGGCTTGACTTCCATTCACGTCTGAATTATATTCTGACCAAGGAGGAAAGCTCATGCGAGAAAAGGGTTCGATTTTCAAGGTGGTCCGATGCTACGAGTGTGGGGCCAGGAAGCGCTTCACCGATCCTCCCAAGAAGATGCCTCCGTGCAAAAAGTGTGGAAGCACCACAAACGAGGCTGATAAATTCTGGAGCATCTCCTACTCCTTCGATGGGAAGCAGATCGCGGAGCAGATCAGCATCCACAAGAAACAAGCCGAGGATCGGCTTAACCAGGTCCTGGGTCAGATCGTGGACGACCGCTTCAAGCTGAACCAGAAGCGGGAAAAATTGACCTGGGATCGAGCCGCAGAGCTTTACAAAACCCACCTCGAAGGGCTCTCCAACGCCGACACACGAGCCTTCTACCTCCAACGCCTAGACCGAAACCTGACTCCCTTCTTCCGAGAGTTCTCCTGGAAGACCGACAAGCCCTTGCCACGCCAGTTATCAGACCGGCTCCCAGTTTTCATTCAGGATCTACTCCCGCAGCACCTCCAAGCATACATGGTCTACTGCCGGGATGATCTAGGTCACTCGAACTCGACTGTGAACCGGGCCAGGACCACCCTCATCAACATGATCAACTGCTTCGTGAAATCCAAGATCGTAGCTCCAGACAACACGCGGTACCTCGAATACAATCAGCTTCAGGTGGTACCTGCTTGGCCCGAGAACGATTCCAGGGAGGATAAATTTTACACGGTGGGTGAATTGAATAGGCTTCTGGAAGCAGCGGAGCTGGTAGACAAGAGGGCTCCACTCATTATAGGGATGGGCGCGTTCGGTGGGCTCAGGAGGAAAACCATATGCTCATTAAAAAAGGAATACCTGAACCTCCAGGAAAATCTCGTATCCATCCCAGCAAGCAAAAGGAAGCAGGGCGACTACACACATTATCTGGACATGATCCCAAAGCTCAGGAGCCTGCTGGATTCCTACCTAGAGGGGCTAACCAAGAAGGAGCAGGAAAGCCCTTGGCTCTTCTGCGGTGAGACTCCGGAAGTGCCCATCTCCAGATCCTACTGGGACAACATTTTCCAGAAGGTCAAAAAGGAAGCAGGGCTCGAAGACAAGCGCTTCCACGACACCAAGCACTCAGCCGGGACCTTCTACTACCAAGCTACGCAGGACATCAGGAAGACCGCAGATTTCCTCGATCACAGCGACATCAACATGTCGAGGAAATATGCGTTCGTCGATAGGGAGCAAAAGAGGAAGGACGCAGATAAATTTGGGGAGCAATTTGAATAAACGAAAAGCCCTTGGGAAGACCCAAGGGCTTTGATTTAAAACGCACCAACTCCAACCTCAGCCGCTACCTCCACGACCTCAGCAGTCCAATCCTTCCTCGGCTCGAACTTTTTGCCTAGTAAATAGGTGCTACCTCTGGTCTGGATCACCTTCCCCTCCTTCCGGTCCTTCGCGGGTGATGCCACCGAGGAAGTGTGGATCTCGGTTCCATCACGAAAACGCTTCAGCTTGTCGTCGAAGACGGCCCCGTAGATGACTCCACCCACGTAAGCCCAATCCTCCAGCCTTCCAGTAGGCACCGAATCCCACGCAGCGATTTCTTCTTCGCTAAGCTGAAGGAAATCCTTCGGCTCACCTACACCTCTCTGATAATCATCTCCACCATCCAGGCTGATCGCGCCACACTTGCAGGTAATAAAATGGTGGCGGTACGTGGACTCGATGATGTCGCAGCAGATGGCACATTTTGCGATGTTACGCGAGTTCATTGAAGCCCTCCAGACACAGGGCAACACATTCAGGCACTTCTTTGATTACCAAGGACACACTGAACACACCCAGCCTGCCAGAATCAGCAAGGTCCGCTCCATTCTTGGTACTATGGAAACAGGGGTCGCCTACCTCATACAAATTCACCCAACCCTCAAACGTTCTCTCGACCAACCTCACAGGCTTCTCAGGCGCCTTGATTACGATCTCGTCCCAGAAGAGGGTTGGGTTGAGTGGCTGCGGGATCACGTAGCCCTCCCAAGTGTACTCCTCAAAAATAGCCTCGCCTTCGTCACGAAGGTCCATTTCTACATGAAGAGGGAAGAACCCAAGAGGACTTACGTGCCTCACTGTGCCCCACCCAAATCTGATATCCCAAACTCGATCTCCTACTTTCACATCTCTAAACATTTTCTGCTCCTTTTGTCTGAATTGTTCTCCGCGTAAAAACGCGGTAGGTTTCTGCTAATTCCTTGGCCTCCCTCAGCAACTCCTCAAGCTCTGACTCGCGTTTGTGAGCCAGCTCCAGTTGGGCCTGTAGGCGGGAGATGGTGAAGTCGCAGTTGCAAAATCTGTCTCCGCTCATCAAACCCTCCCGTTCCATTTTGCAACTGCTTCTTCGACCGAGATATCCTCAGAGGCGGTCGTGTAGTAGATCCAGCGAGCGGGGCATCCATTGTCCAAGCAACCCAAGTTAAAGTACTCGCCGTGGTGGTCTTCCATCACATCCAGTTCTGCAGGAGAGCCGCAGAAGGGGCAGGGAAGCAGGTTAAAATGGGATTGGCTCATCGTACACCTCCTCAAAATTGAAGGGCTTGCTGGGTTCTTCCACAGGCACCTCATCCGGGTACCCGTACCAACCTTCAGGCTCAACGTCCTGAACCGAAACCTTCTCCTCCGGATGCCCTGCGGCGTGAACCAGCGTAAGATCCTGCTCCCTTACAGAGGTTAAATCCCCTTCGTAGTTCAGCCGAGAAACTCGGTAGTTCCACTCACCCTCATCCACCTGCCCAACCACCAAGCACCTCTCGCCATACCAAGTCACCAGGTCGCCAACCTTGAACGGATTCTGGTTGACGTACTCGTAACGAGGCCTGAAAAGGACTGTGATTTTGTCTTCTTTGGTATAGATCACAGAGCCAGTCTCACGACCCACATAGTATTCCGGAACGGTTTCTGTCGGGAGCCTGAACACGACCCCTTCGTGCTGACCCGACCAATCATCTACCCGAACCTTATCCCCAATTTCAGGTTTCATCTAAACCACCTCCCCGTAGTCAGGGCGGGAGATGAAGGTGATTTCCTCGTCATATTCAATCCAGCGCCCTTCTGAGCCAAACACGCCCACAAAGTAGGGTATGCTGTCGTCATCCTGGTCTATCTGGATTAAAACCCCTCTTCCATGTCGCGTGCGCACAAAATCCCCGACCTTTAAAAGTTCCTCGTTCAGGAACTCTTCGTAGGTAGCCATCTCCACCAACTCCAGCACCTCCCCACTCACCCACCCGGACACCTCGTGTCCTTCGCTGAATACCCTGTACGGGCACTCCGTGTCCTCCTCAGCTACCGCTACAACCAGTGCCGGGAGACCATCCCACTTCACCTTGTCACCTTCGTTTAAAGAAAGGCCCTGCTTCGTAAAACTTGACATTTTCTAGCTCCTTATCCCCATTGATCCGCCATAGCGTCAGCCCAACCTTGGTAGGTGCGGGCTCGTTCTTTCCATCTGTCTTTTCCCGGAGTCAGCTTGTTCTGCCCACTGTCCGTCTGATTGCCCCACCTCGGGAGCGCCCCTACCATTCGAGGAAGCACCAAACAAGTCGGCAACAAGTGAGGAAGCTCCTCAAGCCAGAGCCCAGTCGCCTTGCTCGCGTCGTGACCGAACTGCCAAGGCTGGATGATTTGATCCGGCTTCCTGACCCTCGTATTAATGGCCCCCCGTGCAGGGTTCTCGATGCACTTCATACAGATCGGCGCAGCGAGAAGCAGCCTGACGAAATCAAGCGCATCCTCCCTCGCGGCCCTCCTAGCAGCACCAACTAAGGTCTCGGGCTTAACCTTCTGGTGGTAAGGGCCATCGCCGTAGGCCCACTCCGCGCTGCTGGTTATGTACGTGCAGTCTGGGTGGGCGATCAGTAGGTCCCAGCCCTGATCGAGAATGTCCCGAACATCTCCTTGGTAATGTGGACCGAGCTTCTCAGTTGGAAGCAGGTCGCAACTCATTGCGTCGTGTCCTCTTGCGATAAAGGCATCGCGAACAATTCCGCTGTACTCACAGGCAACTAAGACCCGGAGCTTTTCTCCTCTGCTCAAATTATCTCCTTTGAATTCACATCTGAATTTGTTAAAACGCAAGAATCCTGAGTTCCTCTATCTGCTCCTCCAACGCCTCAATCCTCTGGTTCTTCCCGCGCATCACAGATGCACCTGTTGAGGCCTGCAGCCGAGCAACCTGGTCTCTTAGAAGCCGGTTCTCCTCGTGACTCCTCTCGACCTCACTACTCAAGTCCTCGGCGTATTCACCTAGTCGCTCGATCTCACACATGAGGCACTCGGCGTATTCACCGTTGTGGTTCTCGTTTTCGACACAAACGCAGTCAGTCCAACTCATCTCGCCTCCAGCAAAGCCACAAGAGCTTCCATGATAACCATCTGGTTCCCCAGCAGGCGCCCCGCTACATCCACCTCGTTCTTGTATGGGGTGTTCTCGGCTATCTTTTCGATCTGACCCTTGAGCCTCCCCAGCAGGTTGTCGCAGTCCTTTTTAGCCTCGACCGGAATGCATTGGACCCATTCACCTGTGCTACCACAGGTCTCGCAACTGCAACCAATTATATACCTTTCATGCGGTGCGCTGTGTATACAACTCCCGCAACTCTCCTTACCGTGATCACAAATCACTTCCATTTTTAAACCTCCTGTCGAGTTAATTTATCTCGCATTTTCTTGTAGTCCGGTCTCTCGTCTGCATCGCAGCCATTCCGGACGCACCAATCGGTGAACGGGTTCCTGAGTCTTACGAGCCCACATTTGCTGCAAACCAGCCAAGGTATGCTTCGATAGAGCTTGACGAAATTGTGGGGTTCCATTTTTTTTTAGCTCCTATGCTTGTTTCCACTGACAAATTCCGTCAGAGCAGTAGGTGCAGCCTGCGTAATCTTTGCTATCGTGGGTACAGTCTTCACACCCGTGAGAGGCACAGTTTTCGTACTGACAATCCCGCCCCTCAAACCAAGGCTCGTCCTTTATCTTTTCCATTACTTCTTTTTCGATGTGGGTCATCTCAAATCCTCCTCGCCGCTTCCGCAGCCCCACCCTGAGCTTTAGCCCACACGTCTAAAATATTGGCCCAAGTGGGCAGCACCGCGTCCGAACCTACTCTCCTCGCCGATTCCAACACCCCTTCCAACTTCTCGTGATGCTCGTCGCACAGGCAGGCCCACTCTTCGCCATCTTTAGAAAACTGTGGGTTGATTCCTTGAGCAAGGCAATCGACCCAAGTACATTTGGTCACTTTTGGGCCTCCTCGCCTAACATCTTGTGGTACAGCGCGACATTAACAGCGTTGATTGCGAGGCACAAAAGCATCGACAGGGCGAGGCCATATTTGCCGCAGAGCATATCCAGGTAAAAAACTACTCCGCACCAAGCGAACCCGAAATAAGCCGTGCCCAATCCAAATCTTATAAGCCAGATCATTTCTTCTCTGCCTCCTTCACCGGGTCGATGTCCGCGATGTACTGCTCCAGCTTCAACCTCAAAAGCTTAGCAGCGTCCGTAGGAATCTTCGATGCCTCAGAAGCGAACTCGGACTTTGCCAGCTTCGGCAGCAGGTAAATCGCGGCTGCTTCTTTTTGAGTTGGGATTGCTAGGGCGCCTGCGCTGAAGAAGAGGGCGGTCCCGACAAGCACGCCATAAATCTTTTTGAGGATTGCTGTGTCCTCCACCTCGTGGGCTAAAATGGGCAGGAAAGCTAAAGCTATCACCGTGATGACGCCCAACAAAATCCCAGAAAAACAAAACGCACCACTCAGACCATCCAACCTCGTGAACAAATAAACGTGATACCATTCCATTTTTGATCTCCTTTTATTTTATCTGTAGTTGCTGCCTGACTTGCAGGCAGTTGCTATGAGCCAAGTCGCGATGCCTAGCATCCAGTTGGTCTCAAAAACCCACGATGGTGGCGCCCGATGTTATAAATAAAAAATCTGCCAATTGAAACATCACCCACCTCCCTTAATCACGTAGCCCCAAGCTTCCTTGTAGGCTCTAGCAATACCGCCACGCTGCTCCCAAATGCTCTCGCAGACGAACCAGCAAACCGCGAGCGGTGAAGTCAGGATCGCGAGTAATGCTGCTAGACGAAGTTGAACCGGGTGCTTGACCCAGTAGGGCTTAAGGCTCATCGGAGACCTCCACCACCACCGCGTCCTTTAAAAGGTCCACCGTGTTCCTAAAGGCTCGCTGCAGCAGTTCATCTGGAAGCTCCAAGTCATAAACAGCTCCGCTTCGAGCCATCCCCGCCATGACACAATCGACGATGAACTCCAGCACGTCGATCAGGTCAACGTCTTCTGGCACACCTTCTTCAGTTAAAAGATGGTGCCTGGAGCAGATCTTGTGGGAGTCCCACCAGCTATGCTCACTAAAACCCGTCTGGAAGTCGGAGTGGAATTGGTCGAGGCAGGTCAGTTTGTCGAAGTCGTGCCACTTTATGGCCTCGCCTAAGGCTCCCTGAATAAACTCGATGCCCTTCCCTACGTCCTCGATGTGCTGCACTGTGGAAGCGACCAAGATTTCCTTGGTCACCTTCGTCGGATCTCCGCAGGTCCGGGAATCCGCTGTCTTACTTTCTTTGATCGTGATCGTCAAAATGTTCTCCTTAATTTATTGGTGCCAGAACTACGCACCTCGGATGGTTGGCCTTCATTTCCTCCCAGTCGTCCTCCTGCAAACAGCAATCCTCCGCTGTCCAATCCAGCGAATAAACATCTCCGCTCCAGGTGCTGTCCGGAACGTAAATCGCGTCTGGATCAACTACAGACAAAGGGCTGTAGCCATTCCCCTCGGTGTCTTTCTGCATGATTATCTCAGCGTCCTGCGGCAGGTCCTTCAGTTCCTCGATCAACTCTTTAACGGTCAAAATGGTCTCCTTAATTCACATCTGAATTTGTCCTGCTAAAACAAAAGGCCTCTCCCGTTAGCGGCAGGCAGACCTCTTGTTGAACTGCATCGTAATTCACTTCTGAATATTTGTCAAGAGAAAAATTCAGATGTGAATGCACTTCGCTTCGCTGCGTGAATTTTAAAGTGGCTATCGTAAAATAAAATTTACATTTCAGGTAGGTTTTGTAAATTTTGCTTAACGTTACTGGGACCACAAGAGCACGGCTTAGGCGAACCACAGGTTTCCTCATGTTCTCCCGCGAAGCGATCCACCTGAGGAAACCTGTGGTTCGCTAGGTAACAAATTGAAAATCCACAAATTTGTAAACCATTAGTTGACATTTTTGCATTTCCCCAAAGTATATCCTTTCTGAACCCACATCCCCAAAATTTTAGCAATCCCAAAATCCAACCTCCGGTTCAAATCCCACATTACTTTTGCCCTCTTAACGTATCAAATATGAATCATTAAGTCATATTTTTAGGCTTAACGTATCATATATGGAGCATTACCCCAGGTACAATAGGGGAGAGGTGCTCTAGCTGCTGGGTTTGGACCGGGCTAACTCCCGCTGCCTCTTGAACTCCTCAATGTACCGGTAGTAGTCCTCCAGGCGCTCTTCATTCAGACGGCGCGTATCGAAGCCTTCCCTAAATAAGCGCACAGGCGGTCCTACCGGTGCCTTGGTGATGTCGATCTCGTAGTAAATTTTGGTCATTTGTTCCTCCTGTTAAATTTTAAGCAGCCTTTTTCATCCGCAGGTTCTCCTCCAGAAACTTGGGCACCTCTTTGTCTCCGAAGAGGTCCGCCTCAGTGCAGGATGCAGGCTTCTCCTGGTCGTATTGGAGCGCGTGGCAGTACTCGTGGGCAATTGTGTGGAGGAGATCCTGGAGATCTCTGCGTTCCTTGGAAGTCCCAAGGGCCAGTTCCAGAAAGAGCGTGTTGTTGAATTTGTAATCGTGCGCCATGCCCCAATTCCCCCTCCCAATAGAGTTAGTAGACCTGAACTCGATGGTGATCTGCCTTCTGGTGGTGATGGGGAAGGACTGGAGGAGGTGCTGGGTGAACTGGATAGCTTCCTGGGAAGTTGCTGGGTGATTCCGTATGATCGTCTTCATTTTAACTCCTCTTGGGTTGGCGCTGGTATTTTGTTTATCCCGGTGCAGCCACAGGCTCGTCTAGTTGGACCACAGGTACCGGTCAGGATCAGTGCGAAGCAGGCTGGATTGAGGAACCCTGTGGGCTAATTTGAGTAGAACCCCTGGTAACAGTGCGAAGCAGGTAGGGTAGGGTCATGGCTGCGCCTTCCTCTCCTCCCACCTTTGTTTGGCACCCTGGCTTATCTTCGCCCTCGTCTCTTCAGTCTGGGTGAACCCCTTAGCTCTTGGGGCGGGCCGCTGTTTCCTGAGTTCGGACAGGAGCTTTCTAGTTTCCTCGGAGAAAACCTTCTGGCACCCACAACTATGGGTGCGGTCATTCAGTAGGGAGTACTGCTGGATCTCCTTCTGAGTCCCACAAGCACATTGGCATGTCCAATACTTGAGACCTTTGCCCTTCATGATGGGGCCTGCTATCACTGTCCAAGCGTGAAATTTATCTCCAATTTTTACTCGTTCCATTTTATTTCTCCTTTGTTTTGCCTGTATTGAACCTTAACACTTTACTCGCTACGTGTCAAGATAAAAGTATGTACATCTGAATTTTAACTCGTAGCGTGTGTGTGAATGGGTAAGGGAGCCTGGCTCTCATTAAAACTTTCACCCCGCCCCCAGTGACCGAGGGGAGGTCGTAGGGATCGACCGAGGGGAGGTCGTAGGGATCGACCGAGGGGAGGTCGTAGGGATCGACCGAGGGGAGGTCGTAGGGATCGACCGAGGGGAGGTCGTAGGGATCGACCGAGGGGAGCTACCTAATATGAATTAACAGCCTAAGTACCTTGTTTTACACAAGAATAATTATTTTAAAATAAATGTGAAAAATAGTGTTGACTTGAAACAAGGTAGCTGTTATAACTGTATCAACATGAACGAACGGCTCACCTGGGAAGCATACACGGTGCCTTGCACCACAACCGGCCATAGGCCAAAGGGGTATATCATGAAAAAGCAAATCGAGTCCATGGGTATCAAAGCTAGAACCGCCATTCTGAAAACCGTTGACGCAGAGAGCAAAGCCTACGCCTCGCAACAGACCCGCATGATGGATACCATCTCCACCATCGAAACGCACTTCGGCGTGCCGGAAAAGGCAACCGGCTACGTTCACACGGTACACAACGCCATGCTGCAGGCTGGCCGCGACGTTCCCGAGAAATACACCGAGGCTATTCAGGACAAAGGCGAGTGTGGGCGCTTCCTCAAGAGGCTGTATGACTTCATCAGGAACAGCGGTGATAACTCCAACTGCACCAAAGAGTTCAACGTTGACAGCTACGTTAAGGCCGTCATGACGAAATGTGCAGGGAATGAGGGGCTTTTCGCAGCTCTGGAAAAAGCCATGAAAGAGGCTAAAAAGGCCGGTGCCTCTGCCTAGCGCCAAAGGCCCTTGCCCTAACCGGCAAGGGTCTTGCTCTGTAGCTTCTAGGTGTAGGATCTAGAAGCTACAGAGCAAGACCCTTGTATCATTTCCCCGCTCATTGAGACTATTGAGGCATGACGTGTACAGCTTGACACCTGTACAGGCATTCTAGCAAAATGCCAAACGGAGAAAGTAGTGTCCCGCTATAGGGCACGAAACCTTAGAACCTGTCACCTATTGCCGACAGGATCAGCACAAGATTTAGCGCGTTCGATCCTTGACTTGTATCAATCCAAATGACTGCAGACAGAGGCCCCAACTATGGGAGTCTGCCTGACGGTACAAGGTAACAGATTGGAAAGGCGGAATATCCCCTTATAGTCGAGAGATAAGAAGCGGGGGAGGTGCTACCATACATCTAAACAGAAGGGCCGTTTAAACGCCAGATACTGACCGTCCTGCTAATAGTTGTGTCGCTGATAAGAAAGGCGAGGCATGAGGCAATCGGTTCACTGGTTAAAGAAAAGCTCATTAAAAATGTGAAGTTCACATTTTTGAGGCAACAAAGCGGGACCGGCCCAAAGCATCGAGCCGGTCCCGCTCTATTTAGAAAATATGAAAATTCACATTTCATCCAGGATGTGTTACATAATGGAACAAATAAAAGTGATATTTCACATTTTCTAAACTCTGCAAACGGATGTTCGCAGTCTTTAGATGGAGCAAAAGAGGTGCCCTGCAGGTCCAGGGCGCGGATCGTAGCTCGACCTTGAGAGGCGCTATGTGAAATTTCACATAGCGCCTAAACGAACTACCTAAAAACCCCCAGGACCGGCGCGTATATCCTTTTTGATCTAGGAAGGGAAACGCGTTGGAACTTGGGGAAACGAGAAAAAGGAGAAATTAAAATGATCGTCTATGAACTCGCGCAGATTGAAGACACCCTTGAGCCCTACTCGGATGATCGCTGGGTTGAAACCTTCCTCTTTTCCTCCAGCGAAAAGGCGCACGCCAAAGGCCAGGAATGGCAGATCAACGCTCCCGAAGGTTTCGAGCGCGAATACTTCGTCACGGAGAAAGAAGTGCTTTAATACCTCGCAGTCCGCCTCAAGCCAACCAGCTTCGCATTAAAATTGAGGAAACCTGCGAAGCTCCCAATTCAACCGCAGGTTTCCTCATGATTAAAGCTTCGCTGGAAAATTGACTGATCCTGCATCCTCCCTAATCCACCGCAGGCATAACTCAATATCCAAGCTCCGCTAGAAACCTGACTAAACCTGCGTATTTAATAAGGTTTTACACCAGCTATGCAAAGTTTGCGTAGTTTACCTGATTCGCCCGTCAAATAAACCATAAAAGTGAGGTTTCACATTCCAATTTAAATACACATGTGAATTAAAATGCTTGACGAAAAGATCCAAACCCGCTATAAACGCCAAGACAAAGGTTTTATAAAGTTCTTTCCCCTCATCCCTATCCGCCCATTTCGGAAATAGCCCGTAATTACAAAGGAGATCCAAATGTCCACCAAAATTGAAATCAAACTTCCCACAAGGACCCAGGGAGTTTTATTCCCTCAGATCGTGTGCAAAGACGGGTTTATGATGAGTGTCCAGGCAAGCGATCGTCACGCTTGTTGTCCTAAGACAATGGACTTCTTCAAGCTCGCTTTGTACTCGGATGTCGAGGTTGGGTTCCCTAACAAACCAGAAGAACTTTTGGCTCCTTATCATACCTACGAAGGTTCTCCCGTTTATTCATACGTCCCTCTGGAAGTTGTCCGGGAGATTATCCGAAAGCACGGAGGGACGATATGATGGCACCTATAGTTTGGCTCGGAGTTGTTTGGGCGACGGCTATCTTACTGAGGTTTTCGTAAAAGTGAAATTTCACATTTATTTGAATCGACCGAGTTCAACCACCATCAACCAAAAGGAGAATAAAATGAATTACTATGTACGCGGTGAAAATGTTGCTACCTCGACCATGAGTGAGGACTTAGGCCCCTTCTCGGATTACATGCAAATAACCTACGGAGAACTGAGGAGCGGACCTGACGGAGACACGATAATAGCCTCCAGGAACAAAGACGGGCTGTGGGAACTCCCAGAGGCCGAGGGTCTTTTCTCGGATCTGGTAATGTGGGCTGAGTAGCTTGATAGTTGGACCGCAGGTTTCCTCATGTTCTCCTGCGAAGCAATCAACCTGAGGAAACCTGCGGTCAGAAGGAGGTTAAAAATGAAACTGCCTTGGCAAGCCTACGTGCAGCAACTGGTCAACAGAGGATTCCCACTGGAAACCATCGTCTACTGCCTGGAGCTGAAGTACCCGAACAACTTCTTCATCGAAAATGGTGCGGTAGGAGGGCTCAAAAATGATCAAAATATTCAACGACCAAGGAATGATCTGGCTCGTCCGGATCGTACAAAAAGGTGATAAATACGGACTCAATTTCTGCCTGGAGCACGACCAAGATGATCCGACGGTCGAATTCTATGACTGCCGTTACGATCATACGGACTTCGGTCAGTTCGTGTCCAGGTACTACCTAAGCACTTTAATGGAAGGCGACCAAGAGAGGGGCCTTTATCTGGATGGTGGAGTTCCGGTCTGGCAGATTAGCAGCGAGGGGATGATTCGGATTAGGGAATGGCTGAAAGGTAAAAAGTGAAACTTCACATTTTACGAAAGGAGCCACAAAATGAAATTCATCAAAATCCCATTTTACAGAATTGTGCCTGCAGGGCAAACCGGGATTGGCTGGGTAGCTGTCGAGAGGTGGAACGAGTTGCTTGGTAGGTATGGCCACGTTTCCGCATTTCGCTCCGAGACCCTGGCAGAAGAGTACATCGAGCATGAAATCGAACGGGAGGCTAGAGGCGAGGAAATAAAGTGCCCCGATTGTGAGCAAAAGTCTAAGCGAGGGGAAATCGAAGACAACGGCGAGCGCTGCCCTTGTTGTGGGGAAGGGATGTATTTAGAGGACCCCACGATGAGAGCCTGCGACTCCTGCGGGAAAAGGGTGGCTGTCGCTGAGATGGTCCATGTGGTGGACGAAAGCTTGAATGAATGGGAAATCTGCGATGCGCGCAATACGGCGCCAGAAAAGGAGGACTAAGCCATGACGATCATCTGCGAAGTCAGAACTAAATCAGGCAAGACAAGAAGGATCAAAACGACCTGGGACTGGTTCATGAACTACGGCCATCCTTACGTGGTGAGGATTTTGGTGGCTTAAGGTATTCAGAAGTGAATCTTGATGGAAAAGTGAATTCTCACATTTTACGGGAAAAGGAGCCACAAAATGAAAAATCAAAAAGTTTACGTAATCGGAACCGGAATTGGTCACTGCCTTGAAGAATTGGCGGATATGGTCCTGGTGCAGTTTAACGATGGATTGGCTTGGGTCGATCTCAGGATGGAGAGAGTGGAGGTGGTTTCGTGAACTACGTCTCCACCACCGTCCTCAAACAGAGAGCCCAATTCGAACAGAAAAGGGAAACTGAAGCCGCCGTAGGGAGGATCTTGGTTTGTTTGGTTGCTGTCTGCGGCTTGGTGATGTGTAGCTGGATGTTTAGGTAGTAAAAAGTGAAATCTCACATTTTTTAGGAGGTAGGAAATGGAACGAACTGAATTCGCCAAGTGGCTCCGGGAGTGCCGCAAATCCATCGACTACGTGAATCCTTCAGACAAGCACTTCTGGCCCAATACCTACATCATCTGGCTCGACACCGGCTGCTATGTCTCGGCAGGATTTTTGATTCACGGGAACTCGGATCTAGGCGCCTGCCACGACGCCATAGCCGACTACTGCAAGGACAAGGGGTACAAAGGCTACTTCGCAGATCCGGATTATATCGAGGAACTCAGGAAGGACGCTCTGGAGCAGGGATTTGAGGAGGATGATTTCGTGAACGAGAAGTATTCCTCCGCAGGGAACGAAGGGGATTACTTCAGCAATATTCTGGCGGTCGATGAGTTGAGTGAACGAAGCAAAAAGTGAAATATCACATTTTACGAGGGAGGACAAGATGAAACGCTATGACATCCATTTTAACGACAATGGTACCATCTCGATTGAAACGATAACCGTACTTGAAGAGGGCATTTTGCCGGGATGCAGGTTACCCTCCCTCAAGATTCGATATGGCGACGGTAGGGTTGCTCGCTGTGGAGTTGATATGTACCACCCTGACCTGGAATCCGCTCTGGTTGAGGCTCAGGCAGAAATCAAAAGTGCTGCTGAGAGCATCGAAAGGCAGCGGGCATCCCTCAAAGTTGA